TCCTCACTAAACTTAGATATCTCTATACCTTTATCTATTATAATATTAAGTATTGATATCCAATTAGTTATCTTCTCTTTATTAATAGTACCTGAGTGTAGTCTAAACTCTATAGTACCGTGATAGTATCTAGAGTGTATGTTCAGACCGCAGTACCTAGCATCGTTATACTTCTCACTACTAGGATGTGAGCCCATAGTCTCATAATACTCATCTATTAGTTCTTGTTCTTCTGTAACTCTACGAAGATAATTCACATTCATATTAGAATCTTTACACCAATTAGAGTTCTGTCTAGAGTTAGGCATCATACCTTTTAGGATACTTTGGTATTTCTGATACACTATAGCTATGTGTGCTATCTCTCTAGGTGTCTTGTCTATAGAGTTGAAGTGTACGTGAAATCCACAAGTATGATTAACCCATCCACCGTAGTAATCCTTCCATCGCATCAAGTTATCTATGTTCTGCATTAGTAAGTCTCCACTAGCAGGAGTAGACACTAGCTCTACACCCATACTATCTTCTTCATCCGTACTAATAGAACCATCTGAGCAGTTAGTCCAATACATAGGTGTGTCAATAGACTCTACCTCAGGTGTAATACATTCTATTTCTAGACCTACCAATGTTCTTATAGGGTATGTGAAAGTATCTGCAACTCTACTACTAGAGGGTACTGTACTTGCAACCTCTAGTATAGTATCTTCAGGTACACAACACTCACAGTAATCATCACCTCCGTAGTATGTTGTACAATCTCTATCAGTAGCTTCTCCACAACCTGCACAATAGCAGAATATTTCATAGAAACAATCTTCACAGTACTCATCTCCGTGAGGAGAAACATTGTAACCACTATCGTAACTGCTATGATTTTCACAACTAGCACAGTAGTAATAGTGCTCATCATTACAGTCATCACATACAGTAGCACTTGGCTGTTCTTGTACATTACTTGTAGTCTCGCAACACTCACATACTAATTGTTGTTCTGTATCAGGTGGCATACTAGACTCCTATGTTAGTAGTTATTACTCCAACTATGAAGGCGTTTATTACCTTCAACCATTGCATCTCTTTCAGTGCATCGTATATCTGAGACTCTACATCGCTTGCATCTATATCTATCTCTACATCTGCAGAACCTAGTAGGTCTATCTGTCCTACTAAAAACTCTAGATATTCATCATATGTCTTATCTGCTAGAAAAGGATTCTTCTTAGCTCTATTATATAAAGTCTCTATAATATACTTCTTAGACTTTAGCTTTACAGCTTCAGGAAATCCTAGTAGTATTACTTTCTTAGAATGGGACATCGTTATCTCTCTCATCTTCGTTACTATATCCGTACCTATAATTTTCTACAACCTCGCATTGTACACATATAGGTCTACCATCGTTAGGACTTATCTCTTGCTTGGGTGCGTACTCAAAACAGAAGTAGCACAACTCGTCTCTCTCTGTATCACAAGTACTAACTCCGTGTAGAGACTTGGTTGCAGGACTCATACTGTAGCCATTACCTCTATAGTATTGAGTACCACTATACGGTTTCCACTTGTAGCCATAGTCGTACTGACTCATAGTCTCGAACTCCACACTATCTACATTAGGCTTACTATCGAACTTGTCTGTATCGTAGGTAAATATATAGTCTTGCCTAACATTTTTAATAGGCAACCTAAGACCAGCTCTAGTCATAGCATCCTCCATAATCTGTCTAGTAGAAGCCCATAGTAGAACTCTAGCCTTCTTCCAATAGGCAACCACCATAGGTCTACCACTCTCTCTAGCTAGATGTACCTTCTTGTTACTATCCTTCACCCAAGTAATAGCAAAGTCTCCATCTATATCTTCAAATGCTTTACTCATCTCCAACTTGTTAAGAGCTTGGAATAGAACTTGTGAATCTACATCTGGTACACTCTTACCTAGTATGTTAGATACTTGGTTGTAGTTGTGTATTATACCATTATGTACACCAGTTACATTACCTATATTGAACGGGTGAGCGTTCTCTACTTTTACACTACCAGTAGTTGCGAGTCTAACGTGACCCATAAATATAGTAGTGTCTCTATTTACTTTATCTAGTAGCATATTCCACTCAGGAAAACCTACTAGTGTTGATGAATCTACTAAGGTCTTGTAGGTATATCTATTATCCTCATTGATAATAGAGAAACCTGTACTATCAGTACCTCGTATAGATGATTCATCTGTGAGCTCAGTTACTACTCTCTTGAGTATCTCTAACTGATTATCACTTTGCCTTCCGCTAGTCTTAGCGAAACCAAAGATACCACACATATACTATCTCCTTTTCTTTTAACTGTTATTATCTATTTTACTTTCTATGTATTCAACACCACTGATACCAGATATATCTCTAATGATATCTATAGAGCTGAACTTCTCTTTCATTATCTTGTTACGTAATCTATGTCTATTATGTAAGTTCTTAGATGCATCCATTATACCATTTAGGAATAGTATCCAATCCTTTATACTACTAGACCTAATAGTACCCTCGTGATACCTAAACTCTATTGAACCTAGATAGAACCTAGCGTGTATATTAGTACCTATGTACCTAGCCTCATTGTACTTGTTATCACTTATAATAGAATCTACCATACCATAGTAACTAGTTATTAGATGACCAAGTGTATCTATCTTAGCTATCTCTTTAGGTGTCATAGTAATTACCCTTGCATAAGATGTATCTCTTCTATTACTAGGTATACTGTCATATATTACATCCTGTATTCTAGACATAATCATAAGTAGAGACTTTATTTCTCTGAATCCCATATCTAGAGCGTTCATATGTATATGTAGACCACAGCTACTATCTACAGTATTCCATTCTGACTCGTGAGCTTCTTCTAGTTGGTCTAATGCTCTATCAACATCTGTACCTATAATAGGTCTTTTAGTAACAAACTCTACTCCTCCTTGACTTAGAGAGCCGTCATCTACTACTCTAAAGTAATTAGGTATATATCTCTCTTCATCTATATAATCACTAGCACCTTCTGTCTCTGTTATTACCTCACTTTCTATACCTACGAATGTATTAAAATCACTCTTATCAGAATACTTTCTAGGTAGCGGGCTATAGTTGAACGGGTTAGCTAGATATGTAGTTAGTAGAATGTCTGCACAATCACTGCAATACTGTCTACTAAATATATATCTATAATTAGACTCTAGATTAAACTGTCTAATAGTCTCATTTCTATCATCACTTCTTCTAAGACTCTCTATATCTATCATCTCATAACATCTACACCTACTACAAGTTCTAAGAGTTCCTTCATAGCAAGTATTACATATACTACTTATGTCATTGTTAGCAAATATAACATCTGTACTGTTTCTTTGTCTAGAAGTATCGCTTGATATAATTATCCTATTAGATATTGGTATATCTATATGACAACAATCACAAGGTATCTCTAGTACATCATAGCAAGGTCTACAAATAGACTTTTCTACTCCATCTGACATAGTAACATCTGTCATTCTAAACTTTGGTACTATATCTCCACAGCTTCTACATACTTCGTACTTACCTCTAGTGCTATCTATATCGTTCTTATCCATATACGTAGTCATATGACCATACATATCTGTATTTAGAAAGAATCTGTTTCTATGTAATCCGTGTCTACTATCAGTCTTGTCTACAAACTCTGCACTTCTATACGAGTTCCAAGCTAGAAAACACTTACTCTCATCAGATGCGTACATCTCCAAGCTACTACATACATCATACGTATCACCTTGAGCATAGAACTGTACCTCATTTCTATTCTGAGGCATATGTATTAAGTATAGGTCTCTACGCTGACTCCAAGTTATAGTAAGCAATCTCTTATCTGTAAATAGAACATCTAGAACTCTACATATTATATGTAGACCATCACTCCTTTCTAGTAGCAAGCAAGGTACATTATGCTTGTAGCTACTTGATACATCTATTAGTTTGAATATTCTATTAGACGTACCCTTTACAGTATCTACATCTACCCTAGCACTGTAGTCTAGCATAGCACTCTCTACATCTATATCTCTGAAGCTAGTAGCTCGATGTACTGTTCTAGCGTAGTTACTATTTACTAGATAGACTTCATTTGAATAGACCATCTTTCACCTCTCTTGCTATCGTTACTACAAGTTCTTTGTATACTACAAAGACTCCTAGATAATACAGAGTTAGTACACTAACGTGACTCTCTCCACAAGTACCAAGTAGGTGATGAAGTATCTCTCTCATACTTTCTCCTATCTTACTGTTATCTATTAACTTACATCTACATCAAGTATAAACTTGACGTACCTTTCTTCTCTATAGATATTACGAAATTCTACTGACAAATGCAAGAACTTTTTTACAGATTTGTCTACACAGGCCAATAGTATTCCATATCTATAGGTTCATCCCATCCGTACTTAAAGTAATACTCTAAGTCCTTACGTAGAAGATTACTTCTATGTGAAGCGTGTACTCTAGTATCGCCTATCCAAGAAGGCATCTTTATAGAATCTGGCAGACCTACAAGTTCCATAGTATTATTATAGCCTCTAAGTATCCACTCTTCTATCATTTTGTTTTTGTAGAGCAACAACGCTTCTTCGTAGCCTTCCCACATTAGAACGGCTGGATGTCTACGCCAACCCTTGTATTTATTGCCTTGTAGGGTTGGGTTATCTACTAATACATTGTAGATTTGCAAGGCTTCTACTCTCTGCTTTCCTAGTCTACGATAGTCTAGTACTTGTGCAGATAGAGTAAAATCTTCGTATGGTAGAAATGTTTGCATCTATTAACTTCTTTCTACTACTTCTACCACGCTACCTTCATCTAATCCTTCTACATCATCACACTCTAGCAACTGCTTGTACTGTTTCTCGTCTAGTAAAACCACAGCTACTATCTTTTCTGTAGGGTTATGGCTGAAGTAGTCTTTTATGTCTCTACGTAATATGTCTATTAGCTCAAACACTTATCTACTCCTACTCTTCTTACGCTTTATTCTTTCTATCTGTGCAGGTGTTCTACCATTAGCTTTTAGTAGAGCGTTCTTCTTTCTCTTAGCTACTTTAACTAGTTTACTACGTCTCATTCTATTACCTCCTTATAGGTATGGTTGTTTCTATTAAATCTTTCTACCAAGTTTTCTCTTCTCTAAGTATTGGCCGTAGAACTCTAGGTGACACCTTCTTACGCTTTCTACTGTGATACTTGTTATCTACAAGCATTCTTCTTCTAGTGTTTTTGATTCTCTTAATCTGTCTCTCTCTAGCTTCTTCTTTCTCTTGTTTGTCTAGTGTTGTTGCTAGAGTTATTTTCTTGTAGCGTGTTTTTGCATCTACATCATAAACATCTACAGTTTTACTCTCTCTATAAGCTTTTGCTCTAATAACTTCTACTATAGTCCACAACTGTACTAGATTATTACAGACACTATCTAATACTACATCATCTTTACTAGCATCTTTTATCTCTATAGTATACTTACTAGCACCAACTTTATAGAAGAGAATATCTACATAACCCTTACTACTAAACCTGTATACGTCTAGCGGTGTAGGGCTTTGCATATCTACTATAAGGTTTTCTCTATTCATTTTGCTTCTACTATTTTATTGTTCTATAAAATTCGCATCTACTATTTTTGCATCTACTAGATACGAAGTCTAGAGAACAGTCTGAGTAGAAACAGGCCCAGTACTAGACTAGGCCCGTTCTATTATCGCCGTTCTAGATTTTGCTCTTATCTTTCCAGTTAAGGTCTAGATTAAAACCTTCTATGAAGTTAGGAAATAGAGTGTAGAAAGCGTCGGTAACGTCTCTATCTGTATTGATTTTATGTACAGTATCATACAGTTTGTTAAATAAGTCTAGTACCTTTTGCTCTGCTTCTGTTCTATCTGCTTGATTCTCTAGGAATTGCAATAGAGCACCGCCTTTTCCGCCTTTAACTTTCTGTCCTTTTACACCGCCTAGAGTGAAAGCTACTTCTCTAGCTTGCTCTTCCCCAAGCTGTGCTACTAGCTTATTATATGCGTCTTGAGTTAGTTTAGTATTAGTATTTGACATTTTTAGCCTTTTCTCTACACTCACCTTATAGATGAGTTTAGATGTAGAACAGCCACCATCTACAAGATGAGCGTTTTGAGCGTTTTCTTTTTTTACTGGGCTGTTCATTGCTACAAAGTACCTTAAATAAAGTTCATATCCACTATAGGATTTATGCTATCTTTTTCGTAAATTCCAGCTTTTTTGCGATAATGAGACTCAGTCTCAATAATTATAGTAGTATATGATAATGAGACGCAGTATCAATAAGTTAGTTAATGATAATGAGACTCAATCTCAGGTGGGATGACTAGATGATAATGAGATTCAATCTCAATTACTTTAGACTGGCCAGTCGAACTTTCGAACCACTATTCGAAAAATCGAACCAAGATTCGAAAATCCAAACGGGATAGGGGACGGGGGGTATAGCGCAAATAAGAGCCACACACAAAATTGTGCTATTTTTTTAGGAATAGGAGTGTAGTTTACTGCTAAATAACTCTATATCAATAACTTCCAGTGAATCTGCGTTTTGTAGTCTGTTTACTATTTCAGCTAATTCGCCTATAGTTTTACCTGTAGGTTCTAAAATATCTAGAACTTTCATATTCATAGCTAGTTTTATAGCTTCGTTTATGTTTTCGTGACTACTATTCTCTCTAAACTCGTTGGATACTGCTCTATCAAACCTTCTTTTCATTTTTTCAACCTTTTTTGTTTATTGAATTTACTAATGAAAAGCTACTTAAAACAAGTATTTTTAAAATATTTTGTAAATTTTTTCAAATAGTAGGTAAGTGTACAACATAGGAATAGTTTTATTTGGCTGTATTTTGCCCATATATGGAGATTTTATTTAAAATACGGGTATATGTGTAGGTTTTCTAGTTTTGAGTGAATTTTCGCCAGTTTTCGTGTCTATAATATAGTAAAGGTATGCAAGTATCTCGTGTTCTGCTTCATTACCACGTACTCCAGCTACCATAGTTACCTTTTCTACCTCATAACCCTTATTTTGTACGCTTTGTACGTCTTCCCACTTTGTTTCTTGGAACATCTTGTCTAGGTCTAGTTGCTGTAGTAGCAGGTTTACTACCAAAAATCCTTTCGTAGTTATTTTTATACCTCTTGATATCAGAGGTTCTATCCTTATCACCTTTACCATTCATCTTTTCTTTCTTTTTATATTACGTTAGTAATATATTTCTTTCTTTTACTAAGTAAACTAAGTAGCTTCTTGGCTTAGAGCCCGTATAAGTTACTAATAAAACCATATATATATCAAGTACTTTTTTTAAAAAAATAATACTTGTACTATATATTGTCTTTTATTTAAATTAATGTTGAAGATATGGCCAAAGTATTAAACATAGCTAGAAGTTATTGCTCTAACTGGGATGCAGGTAACTGTATAGGATGTGTATTTAATAGAAAAGATGATAAACTATCTATTACATTGGATTCTAAGCTAAGTGGTAAGTCTTGTAGAGTAGAGAGAGGTTGTGATTTTTTTGATACTGTGGTTATACCGGGAATAACTGACGATAGAATAAGACAGTCTGCTAGATTGTCTAGGAGGAATAAATGAGAACAGCAGTAGGTATTATTACAATGATATCTGGAAAGCTTTGGTTTTTTCTAGAAGCCATAGCTATAGTATTGTTAATTAAAGTAATAAAGGGTTTTGTCAGATGAAGAGAGCTATCGTAACGCCAGATAAGCATTTTCCATATGAAGACAAAAAAGCAATAAAAGTACTATGTAAGGCTATAGAACTTGTAAAGCCTGACATATATGTAGATTTAGGTGATACTGGAGAATGGGAGTCTGTATCTCATTGGCAGTGGAAGAAGAAAAAGAGACCACCTTTGGAATATCAGCTTCCTTTTGTATATGAAGAAATAAAAGCTGTAAACAAGGGTATGGACACTATAGACGCTTCTCTTGATAAAGCAGGAACTAAAGAACGTCATTTCGTGGAGGGTAATCATGAAGACTGGCTTAATAGGTTTGTTGAAGAAAATCCATACTTGGCTAAAGACATCCTCGTTAAAAATGCATTACGTCTTAAAGAGCGTGGATACAAGTATCATAGGCTCGGAAAGATGCTCAAGATTGGTAAAATTAATTTCTATCACGGCCACCATTTTGCAGGAATTAATCACACTCGTAATCATCTCCTTCGTCTCGGTGGTAATGTTATGTATGGTCACCATCATGATATTCAGCAGAGCTCTGTTACACACATTGATGGGGTTAAGTCAGCGTGGTCAATAGGGTGTTTGAAGGATATGAGTGCTGAAGCTAACGAATGGTTAGGTAATAGACAGCATAACTGGCAACACGCATTTGCTATAGTAGACTTTCATAGGAATGGTAACTTCAATGTGACTATACATCAGATAGTAAATGGTGTAAGCACAGTTGATGGAAAAGTTTTAAATGCAAAGTAGAACCATAAAGAAGAAAGACCATCTCTTATTTGATGATGTCAATGAGTTTCAGCAGTTTATGCCTAACACTGAGTTAGTTGAGAACTGGAGAGATGGCTTTGAAGGTGATTGGGTTCTGTGTGATGATGGTAAAGTGTGTCAGGTTTTAAAAAGAAACTATCTTAAGAAGAATGGTATTATAAAAGCTGACTACATCAGAACTGTAATGGGTACATACATATGTACAGGTAGTTATAAGATTGCTGGCGATATGAGAAAAAACATATATACCTTCAGTCCTAAGTACGATAGTGCATACAAAGTAAAGAAGGAAAGAAAGAAAGCAACTAGAAATGAGTTCTTATTTGCTAAGTATGTAGCTAAGGGCGAAGATATGGTAGATGCGTTTCTAACTGCATTTCCAGCTAATAGCAGAAAGTATGCAGAAAGAGAAGCTAAATTTTTAATGAACACTGAAAGGGTAAAAAGTTTGATACGTGAAGAAATAGATAAGATATTGAATGAGGCAGAAATAACCCCATTGTATATCTTAGAGAAGATGAAGGACATTATAGAGTCTACTACCTCTAGAGATAGTGATAAGGTGTCCTTATTAAAAGAACTAGTTTCTATAGCTGGGATGAAAGATACTGAAAAGAAATCTGAATCCGTTACTGTATTCCAAGGATTCTCATCTGAGCAACTAGAAGCTATTGGTGGAAACAATAAGAAACTGGCAAGTGCCAAAAGGGAATTGAAAAGCTGATGAATCTATACGAAATAGTGATGGAGGTTCTAGAGCACGCTGATGATAACGATATGTCAATAAAGGATGATATGTCAAAGCAGAGCATTGCTACTGAAATCTATGAACTGTTTTACGAAAGTCAAGTTTATTCTAGTTTTATTGATAGTGGCTATATGAATGATTTAAGTGACTATTGGCAATTTAGACAAGACCTAGATGAAGACGAATAAGTTAGCAGTATACGGAACACTAAGGAATGGTAAGCGAGATACTTGGAAGGTAGATGGCTACTCATTAGTGTTTCCCGGACATAGAAACTATCCAGCCGCATTTATTGATGAGAATCAAAATGAGATGGTTGTAGAAATTATAGATGTAGACAATATGGACTTAGCAGGATATGACCAGTATGAAGGTGTGTCCTATGGTTTGTATGAAAGAAGAATGGTTAAAGCATATAACGATGATGATGAAGTAGACGCTTGGATGTATACAATGGGCCCAGCTCTACTACAGAATGGTGGTGTGTTTGAATTAGTACCTAAGAAAGATTGGATGTCAGAAGATTGCCTAAAGCTCCGAACATAAATAAAAATAACGTATCTGAAAAAGAACGTGTACTAGAACTAGCTAAGAGAGACATTATCTCTTTTGGGCAACTATTTCTTCCTGAGGACTTTATGAAGTCCACTCCTGCCGCATATCATTACGAGTTAAACGACCTACTATTAGATGACTCAAAGAAAAGAAATTGTATTATACTACCTCGTGGTCATAGTAAGTCAACCCTAGCTAAAACAGCACTACTATACCATTTATACTTTAATCCTGAAGGTAAAAAAGAGTTTATAGCTTGGGTAGCTGAAGAACAATCTCAGGCAATAGACCACATTAAATACATACAAAACCACATAGAAGTTAACCCTGCACTCAATTACTACTTTGGTGACATACGTGGTAGTAAGTGGACAGAGAAAGAGTTTACTACTAGTAAGGGTGATAGGGTTATAGCTAAGGGTACGTCACAGAGACTTCGTGGTAGGTCACAGCTAGGTCTTAGGTATACCAAGATTATACTTGATGACTTTGAATCTGAGCTAAACACAAAGACTCCAGATAGAAGAAGAGAGATTAAAGAGTGGGTTATGTCTACTGTAGAACCAGCTCTAGAAAACTCAGCAGGTAATGAAGGTTCTATATGGATGATAGGCACTATAGTTCACTATGATTCATTTCTACAGAGTATATATGATGGTTACGTAGAAGCTCAAAGAGATAAAAGAGATTATGCTTGGGATGTTATGTACCATAAGGCAATAGACTCAGATGGTAATGTATTGTGGCCAAGTTACTTTAGCAAGGAAAAACTACAAGATATACGTAGACGATTTGAAGATGTAGGGTTATCACATAAATTTGCACAAGAATATTTAAATGAGGCTAGAGACCTAGAAAATGCTAAGTTCAAAACAGACAGACTACAGAACTATGACCACGAGTTTGAAAGTAGAGATGGTTACGCCTACCTTGTAAACAGAAACGATGCTATACCTATCAATGTATATATGGGTGTTGACTTGGCATACGAAGCTACAGAGTCAAGTGACTATCAGATAATAATGGTTATAGGTATAGACAGCGATAGAAATATTTATGTTATTGATTATATGAGAGAACATATACCCTTGTACGATATGCCAGAGCAGATACTGGAGTACGCTAGAGAGTTCTCTCCAGTAAAGCGTGTAAACGTAGAACACGTTGGGGCTCAAGGTATTATAAAAGATGCTGTAAACAGTTTATCTAGTAAAGAAAGAAAGGTAGCACCCGGTATAGCTCTAGGTGTACGACCTCCTAGTGGTATAAAGAAAGAAGATAGGCTAGAGTCTTTACTAGCACCAATAGTAAATAGAAAGAAAATGTTTATAAAAAGGTCTCATACATCACTTGTAGATGAGATGTATCAGTTTCCAAAAGGTAAGAACGATGATATACTAGATGGTCTTTGGTATGCTATAAATAAAGCTAGACCCCCTGTTAGTAAGAGGTTTGATGCTACTGACTTCATAGAGAACAAGGTAGTAAAACCTGTAAGTGAAACAAAGAAAAGAGTTATCTCTTGGGTAACTGGACAAAAAATTTAAAAAGTACTTGCATTATATATGTATAGTTTATTATATTACACACCAAAAAGGAAGGTGTACCCATTTCTAGTATTAGAGAGTTAGAAAAGAACGAAGCTCAACACTCAGAAGTTAATAGACAGTTATGGAGAATGTGGAGGGATGCTCGTGCCGAATGGGATGTAGAGGCAAGAGATTCTATAGATTTCTTTCTAGGTAACCATTATTCTCAAGAAGAGTCAGATGCTCTACGTGCAGTAGGGCAAGGTGACTTTGTTATTGATAGGGTGTATGCCGCTATAGAAAAACTAAAATCCCTACTTACTTCACGCTCACCTAAGTATAGTGCAGTTGGTAGAGAAGACTCTGATAGTAGAATATCCAATGTATGGAGAACTGTTCTTGAATACATATGGGATATATCTGATGGTGACACACAATTCAAGCAAGCAGTACACGATTATGCTACTGCAGGTATGGGTTACTTATATGCTTACATAGACCCAGAAGCTGATTATGGCAGAGGTGAAGTTAAGTATACCTACCTAGACCCATTCAGAGTTTATGTAGACCCAGCATCTAGGCATAGATATGCTGACGATGCGTCTGGTATTATATTATCTACCATACTTACAGAAGACCAACTTCTAAATATGTATCCTCAGGTAGAACCTTTTATAGAAGATATTGATAGTTACTACGATGAAGAAGATTATCCTGAGGGTGGTAGAAAAAATTCTTCACAATCTTTTACACCCGATGTAACATATGAATCAGAGTACAACAGGGTTAATAAGTACAGAATACTAGAAAGGTTTACAAAAGTAAAAGTTCCTTTCTATAGAATATTCAACAAACAGGATGGCTCAGAAGTTATCCTAGATATAGAAAAATATAATGACTTCATAGAATCTGAAAACGCAAAGCTTTTGATAGAAGCTGAAATGATTGAGATTGTTGAAGTAATGCAAACAAGAATTAAAGTCTCAGCAACAGCAGGTGATGTGTTGTTGTATGAGCAAATATTAAATACAGACATATATCCGATAATACCAGTTCCTAATATATGGACAGGAACTCCTTATCCAAAGTCTGATATCGCAAAAGTCAAAGACTCACAAAGACTTTTGAACAAGCTTTTCTCTCTCACTCTCTCACACGCTCAGGCCTCTGCTGGATTGAAGTTGATGGTTCCAGAGGGGAGCGTAGATGATTTGGGGCAGTTGGAACAGGATTGGGCTAGACCTAATGCTGTTATACCTTATAACCCAGAGTTTGGTGCACCGCACTTCCCTGCCCCACAATCACTCTCAGGAGAGTTTTATAATTTAATGAGTAGGATAGAGCACTATATAGATTTAAGTTTCGGTATCCCAGAACTAATGCAAGGCTTCAAGGAAGCCGCACCTGAAACAGTTCGTGGTACTGCGATGCTTGCCGAGATGGGTGAGACTCGTGGTAAATCTAAATTAAGAGATATCGAAGGAAGTTTGACAAGGCTAGGTAAGAGTTTATATAATCTAGCTAAGGGTCATTATACTTACGCAAAGACGTTTAGAATCGTACAGCCAAATAACGACATTACGGAGTTTACGGTAAATATGTATGACGATAGACGCCAAGAGGTTAATGCCATTACAAATGACATCACCGTAGGGCATTACGACGTGAGAATCATATCCGGTTCAACATTACCTTCTAATAGGGTAGCTGAATATCAGATGTACCTAGAAGCGTATAGAATGAATCTGGTAGACGATGTCGAGGTTTTAAAGAAAACTGAAATCTTTGACAAACAAGGTGTTTTACAGCGGAAAGGCCAAATGGCTCAGATGCAGTCTTATATCAAACAACTCGAAGCTCAGGTCAAGAAACTTAGTGGAGACCTTCAAACAGCAGAGCGTGAAACGCTCAACTCAAGAAAGAGGGCTGAAACTGAGAAGTTCAAGAGCAGGCTTAATGAGATTCAAAATGATACCAAGTTCAAGAGCAAGGTACAGGTTGATAATCTAAAACGAATTGTTGATTCAGAGACTCAGGCTGTAAGCTAATGAAAACAGAAATAGTGGGAACGTTACCCGGTTCTGCTTTTATAGACATCTTTAAATAGGTGATGCTAAATTAAAAGAAATCGGAGAAGATAATGCAAGACACTATGCACGAAAATACCACAATAGAAGGCGTGGAAGGCGAAGTTTTAGAACAAGTTGTTGAGCCTGAACAAGTCGGTGGAGAACCAGCACAACCTGCTGGCGAGGTCATTGATGATGCTAAAAAGTTTCAATCAATGTACGATAAGAAAGCCGCTGAGTATGACAAGCTTAATAATGAACTCGAGGAGCTTCGTAAATACGAACAACTAGGAAGGGTTCTACAAGATAGACCTGACGTAGTTGAAGCGATGAGAAACACTTTGAGTGGTAATACGGCTAGTAAAGAAGAAGCCCCTAAGGTTACAGAAGATTCTTTTGACCCTTGGGAAGCTTATTACAAGCCGGGTTCACCTTCTTATGAGATGAGGGTGCAACAAGAAAAGGCTGTTGCTCAGCAAGCTGTTCAAGAACAGATGGCAGGGTTTCAGCAACAGATGGCGATAAATAACTTAAGACAGGATTTAGCTAGTAAGCACGGAATGACAGACCCTCAAATGGCTGATGACTTCATACAATTTGCAACTACACCTAGGGAAGACCTTCCTTTGGATATGTTAGTTGATGTGTATAGGAAGTATAAAGGCGGTGAGGAAAAGGTATCTCCAAACTTAGAGGCTGTTCAGAAGACCAAGACAATTCCAACTACGGCTGGAGTAGTTCAAGGGTCTGCACCTGAGCAACCAAATGAACTAGATGATGTCTGGCAAGGAGTTATGAACTCGTCAAGAAATACTAAAATATAAACAAGGAGTCCTAAATGTCGACTTACAATCAAGGAATTGTAAATGTTGGTGACCCGGGTTCAGCCGCTTCTGGCTATCATACTCGTAGGTTATTCAACTTTAGTGACCGTGTGGCGGACTTGGCTCCAGATGAATCACCATTTTTCGTGTATCTCTCAAAGGTAGCTAAAGTTCCTACGGATGACCCACAATTCCGATTTTTAGAAGATAGAACCAAAGTTTCTATGACAGACCGAAGCTTCGTGCTTGATGGTTCTCATAGTATACCTGCGTCTGGTTCTAGCATAACATACACAGTTGAAGAATCAGCAGGTAGTGAAACTTCAGTAGACTGGTTAATTAAGGGAATGGTTTTTGCTGTTGGTTATACAGAAAACGATTCTCCTGAAACAATCATAGTAAGAATAGAGTCAGCACCTGTAGACAATGGTGCTGATACCAGCTTTGTTGGTAAAACTATTTCAGCTATTGATGGTGCAGAAACAGGAGCAGATGAAACAAAATGCCAAGTTATTGGTACATCTTTTGTTGAAGGTTCTGGAGCACCAGATGTATTCTCCGAAGAGCTGGATAATGATTTTGGTTTCACTCAAATCTTTAAAACAGCTTGTGAGATGTCTAATACTGCAAGAGCAACTCGTTATCGTGGTTACGCAGATGAGTTCCAAAGAATTTGGAATCTTAAGTTACGTGAGCATAAGATTGATATTGAGCGTGCTATGCTTTTTGGTCAGCGTGCAAGTGTTGGTGGAATACAGTATAGTGAAGGTATCGCAGGTCATATCATTAAAAATGGAACATCAGTAGTAGATGACACAGCATTATCTTACAGTGCTGGTGCTCCGTACTTTCGTAGTTCAACTGCGGCACAACTAACATACGATAGGCTACTATCTGATTTTGAAGTTGTTTATGACCCAGCACGTGGTGGTACAGATTCTAAATTAGCACTAGCTAGTTTACCTGTAATTACATTCTTCAACAAGCTAGGCAGTGATGCTTTCTTAAGTGCTTCCCTTGCCTACTCGCAGAGTTCAACTGCATTAAGTAGTGGTGCAAACAATCCAAACCATTCACCATTAAGACTGAACATGGAAAGAACTGAAGGTTCTTTTGGACATACAGTTTTACAAGTTGAAACTATTCATGGTACAATGAATCTAGTTAAAGAGCCTCTGTTCAGAGGTTTTGCTTCTGGTTTCTTATGTATGGTTGATATGGATAATGTAGCTTACAGACCATTGGTAGGTAACGGAGTTAATCGTGATACTCAAATTATGACTAACGTTCAGTCTGCAGATGAAGACCTTCGTAAAGATATGATTTTAACTGAGGCTGGATTGGAAGTTTCTCTTCCTGAAAGTCACTATTTAATCAACTTAGAAGGAGTTTAATAATGGCTAGAGCAAGTTATTTAAATAAGAATAGCGGAGTAAGTGGTCTTCACTTAAAAGTAAAGAAGATAATTGCAGACTATGCGTGTACAGCCGCAGATAGTGGCTCTGTACTATTAGTCAATCCTACAGCCACTACTGAAATTGACTTACCAGCTCTATCTAGTGTAGAAGCTGGTTGGAATGTCAAGATTGTTTTGACTGAGGATACAGATGGTTCAGACCAAGGTATGGGTCAAAAGGTCAATATTGACTTTGGCTCAGGTAACGATGTAGTTGGATTGATAGGTGGTATTGGTGATGGTGATGCCGGAGACCAAGCTGTTGACAATGATGACTATATTGCTTGTTCTGCTAATGCAAGTCCGGGAGATATGTTTGAATGTTTTACTGACGGAATGCGTTGGTATGTTCACGGGTTAGTAATGGATGCTTCAGAAACACCATTTGCTACAGCCGCTGGATAAACTGAATAAATAAAGTTAACAGTAATTAGAACTGTGGGGGTTATCGAATAAAGGGTAACCCCCGAATCTAAGGAGAAAATATGAATTGTATACATTGTAAAACACCAAACCCAGAACAATGGTTCTACTGCAGAAGCTGTGGCAAGAAGGCTTCTGAGTCTGTTTATACTACTAATTTATTTATGCAAAGTGAGATAGGTAAGAGAAGTGATATAGAATTTTCTACAGTTAGTATGGACAGTCATATAGATAAGATTAATAAAGATAAGATTGCAAAGAGTAATAAATTTTGGAAAGAAAAAGTAAGACAAGCAGGAATAGCAAATGGCTAATTTTGATGTACAAATACAAGACTTAGTTGGTACATTTTCAGACCAAACAGCTATGGATGATTTTATGACTGCTGGTGCTAAAGAAATTATAAACGCACTTCCTATGTCTATGCTCTACAAGTGTGCTGATAAAACAACTCTTAACAATTCTCCATCAACTTTAACAAGTATTGATACCAAGGGTAGAATAATAAGCGTACTTAGAGTTGATGCAGATAGTAGCGGAGTTCAAAGACCTTGTAGATATGTGGACAGTTTTAAAAGAGGTAGAATACAAGATAGTTCAGATATGGAATTTGCTACAGCTACAGACCCAGCCTATCTCTTGTACGATAATGTATTGGAAGTTTATCCTACACCTACAGCTAATCAAACAGCGGATGTGCAGTTTGTTGCATTCCCAACTGTTGATGCTAGTGCTGTAAGTACTATAGCAAACTTTCCAGATGAGGCAGAGCACTTGGTTGTGTTGTATGCCGCAATAAGAGCTTTGGATAATTTAATGGGAGATGTTTCTCCTATGACAAATGCATCAGCCGCATTGACTAATTTAAAAACAAATGCAGGTAGAGAAGACTCTGAAATGGTTGCTAACTACGCTACAGAATCCAGTCAGAGAGTTTCCTATAATAGTGCAAAGTATTCATTCTATGAGAAGAAACAAATTAAATTACAACAAGATTATGACAAAGGGCTAGCTAAGCTAGTAAACTAATATGGCAGTTCATTCCATAAGTGTAAAAGAATTAATAAGTAGAGTTAGGCAAGTATTCCCTAGTGCTCCAGAGACATATATAATGAATTTAATAAATGATGCTCTAGTAGAAATAGGAACTTATAAAGTAAAAGTTTCTCATGCAAAAATTAGTACAACCGCTGATGTAATGTATTACGATTTAGCAGACGGAGCTCAAGACTCTAGTAATAATAAGTTAGAAGTAAATCAAGTATTAAGAGTTTACTTGATGGATAGTGATGGTGACTATATTAAGATACCTAGATTAGTTGATAAGGATTTACTACTAGCAGATATAACAAATGAAAGTAAAATAAATGTACCGGATTAATTATGGCAAGTAGTATTAAATACCCAGACAGTCAAGCTATGTACTTTATAGAAGGTGACAAGCTTGCATTAATTACTAGCGTTGATTCCAATGGAACAGCAAGAACTAGTTCTAGAAAAAAATTCAAAGCAATATCTGAAACTGTAACAGATGGAATACTTATTCAGTATTACTCAGAACCTAACTCAGTTACAGCAATTACGGATAATTTAGATATAGATAATACCTTAGAGTTAGCAGTAGTTGACTATGTTAAAAAGTGTTTATATATGGATAGAGCAGGCACAGCTACAGATGCAGGTGCGATGCAAGCATCTATGGCTTTAGCCAATAAACACGAAAGAAGTTTTAAGCAATGCGTACAAAGGTACGGAGTAAGGAAAAAAGATAAAACAGGTGGAAGTAGAGTAGTAAAGGTTCCAACCTTAGTTTAACCAATATAGATGCTTTTAAGCGGTGGTGGAGGAATATAGGATAAACAATGTCAGACATAAATAAATTTACAAGTAAGGAAGTACTAAATAAAGTACTTCTAGATTCTTCGGGAAATGCAGTAGAAGCATTTTCTCACACAACACAAGAAGCCTTAAATGCGGCTTTAGATACTACAAATAATAGATTGAATGTAAGCCTAGCCGGAGGTACAATTTCTGGTGATGTAACTATATCTGGAGACTTAACTGTTCAGGGCAGTGCGACCAATACTTACGATGAACAAATACAGGGGCAAGTGGATATTGTTGACGTTTACAGTACAGGTGGTTCATCAAATGAAGCTTTACAGT